AATAGGTAAAACAACCGTAGCAAATTGGAATGGAAATGTTTCTAATATTTCAATTTATAGTTCAGAATTAACATCTGCACAAGTAACAACTCTATATAATAATGGCAAACCTTTTGACTTAAACACTTTTGCAGTTACACCAGTAAGTTGGTGGAGATTAGGAAGTGTAAATTCTTCTTATAATTCAACAACAAGTGAATGGACTATATTAGATGAAGTAGGAACAAACAACGGAACGGGCAGTAATTTAGGACCTGCGCAAAGTGCTTTAGTAGATGGAATAGGAGCAACAGGTTCAGGAACATCTTCGGGAATGTCAAGCGGAACAAATAAAACTGGAGATGCGCCTTACAGTAATTCAAATGCAGTATCTTACAATATGAGTGTAACTGCTAAATCAACATCAGTACCAACATAATATTAAAATAAAAATAAAATGGCAACATACATAATCATTAATCTAACAGAAACTTCAAACGTTGACTTTTCTCAGGTAAATCAAACATCTGCGCAGACAATGCGTAGAAACTTAGCAAACACTCAAGGGTTATTAAGCTACATTACAGAACCAAGTTATGTAACAAGTGGAGCTTTACCTATTGTAGGTGATAAAATGAACCACGAAGAGTGTCTTACTCTTATGAGTAGTCCTGAATGGTCAGAGCCAATGCCTGAATAATGAGAGGTACACTTAAAATAGAAATTGCTCCAAAACGTAAAAGAAAAGGCATACATGCTAAGAGCAAAACAAGTAAATTAAAGGGTAGTAAAAACTACTCTAAAAAATATAATGGACAAGGAAAATAATATAGTAATGGGAGACCACAATTTATTGATTGCATTAGCTGGTATAGTTAGTGCATTAGGACTAAAAGAGATTTGGAATATTTGGAAAAAAAGAATGGATATTTCAGCAAAGAAAGAAGAACGTGCAGATGGTCTTTCCTTAAAAGTTATTGAAGAATTAAAGGATAAAATTAGTGCTTTAGAATTAAAGATAGATGTATTAATTACAGAGAATACAGAACTAAGAGTAAAGATTGCTAAAATGGAAGAAAGATTAATTCAAAATGCTAAGAAATCAGCATCAAGAAAAAGAAAACCAAATGAGTAATTATTGCTCACATAGTAGTGAAGATATTAAATACTACTATACATATGTTAAATCAAAAAAACAATTATGAGAGAAGTAAAATATATTGTAATTCATTGTAGTGCTACAAAAGAAGGTGTAAATGTAAGTGCAGCAACTATTGACACTTGGCATAAAAGAAGGGGTTGGAATGGAATAGGTTACCATTATGTTATTGGCATTGATGGAAAAATAGAAGCTGGTAGGCCAGTCAACACAATGGGTGCGCATGTTGGCGGTGGTGGAAATAGAGCATCTATTGGTATTGCATATATTGGTGGTGTTGATGCTAATTTAAAAGCAAAAGATACAAGAACAGAAGCACAAAAGAAATCATTAATTAAGATAATTGAAATACTAAAAAACATTTATCCACAAGCTTCAATTCATGGCCATAGAGATTATTCAGTTGACAAAGATGGTGATGGAGTTGAACCGCATGAATTTATGAAACAATGCCCATGTTTTAATGCGGAAATTGAGTATGCCAGTTATCAACCTCAAAACTTCAAACCCAAAACTAAAAAAGCAAGGGAATTAAAAAAATCAAAATCTAAGAAATGAGCAATAAAGTAAAAAATACAATAACTAACATACTTGGCATAGCATTATTTATTTATAATGTATATATGTACTATTATGGTGAAGAATCCTTTGCAAGTTTTGTTAGTATATTAGCAGTATCATTAGCATTATTTTTATTTAAAGGAACAGAAACAAAACAATGGTTAAAAAAAGCATTAGCCAAATTCTCATAATATGTTTTTTAATTAGCTGTACACCTCAAAAAAGGTTAAATAGATTAGTTAGAAAATATCCACAATTAACACAGTTAGATACTATTAGAATTATTGATACTATTGTTATTGATAATTTTAATTATGATACTATTGAAACTGTAAATTATCATGATACAACTATTATAGTAAATAATGAAAGAATTAAAGCCAGATACTTTTATGACACCCTTAGGCAAGAGATATACCATGAAATCACGTGTAAAAGTGACACAATTATTCAGGATAGATTTATACCTATTGAAAAGGTTATTGTTCAGGAACAGAAAACATGGCAGAAATACAAGCCGATGGCTATCTTTAGTATTGTAATTTTAATTGCTTTGGCTATACTTAAAAGAATTGGTATAGTATGAAACCTAATAAAGAAGAAAAAGGTAGAGGAAATGCAAGGTATAGATTAACACCTGATGAAGTTGGTGTATTAAGGGAATACAGAAGAATAAAAGAAGAAGCAGAATTCCAAGGGGTAAATCCAAATGATGTTCATTCAGGTTGGATTAAATCAAAAAAATCATCATTATATTTTAAGAATAGTGCTTTTAGAACTAATGATTTAAAACAATTTAAAAAAGATTTAGTAAAAGATTTAAAAGAATATGCGCCTAATTTCAATAAAATTAAAAAACCTAAAGTACATGATGGACATTGCTTGTTATTATCACCAGCAGATATACACATTGGTAAGTTGTGTAAATCCTTTGTAACTGGTGAAGAATACAATAAACAAAGGGCAGTTCTTAGAACATTAGAAGGTGTCCAAGGTTGCTTAGAAAAAAGCAAAGGGTTCAATATAGACAAAATTATTCTAATAATTGGCAATGATGCCATGCATATTGACAGTTCAAGTGGTGGAAAAACAACAAGTGGAACTGTTCAGGATGTAGACGGATTATTTTATGAGCATTTCCATATTGCTAAAAGGTTATATATTAATATAATAGAAACTTTATTAGAATTTTATCCTGATATTCATATAGTTTACAATTCATCTAATCATGATTACTTAACTGGGTTTTGTTTAGCTGATGTTATTGCAACATATTTTAGAAATAATAAAAATATAAGTTTTGATATTAGTTTGCATCACCGTAAATATTTTACGTACTATAATAATTTAATTGGAAGTACACATGGTCATGGTGCAAAATGGGACTTATTGCCCTTATTAATGGCAGATGAAGCAAAAGAATGGAGCAACACAAAGTATAGATACATGTTTACTCACCATGTTCATCATAAAGTTGGTAAAGATTATGTGGGTTGTTCATTAGAATCTTTCCGTAGCCCATCACCTGCTGACACATGGCATTCAAAGATGGGTTATACCTCATCAAATAACCAAGCAATAGAAGCTTTTATATTCTCAAAACATGATGGCCAAGTTGCCAGATTAACACACCTTTTTTAATATTAAAATTCTAAGTATACTTTGTATGCTTGCGTGTATACTTTGATGTATACTTGTGTGTATTAAATAAAAATTATTCTATATTATTTTGTTTTATAAATATATTTATATATATTTGAATATAATTATAACTAAACTATGAAAAAATTAATATTAGAATTTACTGCCTTAACTGCTATATTTTTTATAGCATATCATTTAATAATAACTATAATTTTAAATATATCATAACTATGAAAAAAGATAATACATTATATGTACATGAATCAGAAATGCTTTGGAGTGAAAACGGTGAAGTGTATTTAGAATGTGGAAATGGTAGAATAGTATTTAATGCTGATACTTTATTTAATGACATTCCACATTTAGCAGCATTAGCACTAAAAGAAAGAAAGAAACAAGAAACACAAATTCTTGAATTATTAACTAAAATAAAAGAATAAGATGGTAAGAACATTCTACATACCAGAAAACAAAAGAGAAACTATGATGAAGTTTGTTGAAAAAGCTGAAGAAAATGGAACAAGCTATTCAAAACTAATTGTAGAATTTATGGAAAACTATATAAAAAAATAACTATGCAGATTACAACAACTAAACAAGTATTCCAATTTCAGGATGGCCAAACTGATGTGGAAGTAAGTATTGAAAAAAAAGAAGGTCAACCAACTATTGTGCAATTTACAAGCTTTGAAACTAATCATCATTTGATAGTTGAAACTGGTGAATTTGCTGAACTCTTTAAAATATTAACCCAAGTAAATTCAATGCTATGAGTTTAAATCACTACATGACATACCTTGAAGAATGGGAAAGGTTTAATAGAACATCAGAACTAAATGAAGAACTTAAATTTTTAGTTCTTAGAATAAACTACAATAAAAGATTATTATGTTCTAATACATGGACACCAACAAAAAAAGACCTAATAATACACAAGGAAAGATTTAATCAATATTTAGAATTGTTTAATGAAATAGATAATAAACTAAAAATAAATGATTATAATTATTTTCCTATAAGAATGAAAACTATAAAAGAATCAATAATAAAAATTACAAACTATGAGAATAAAGGAATTAGCTAAAAAATATAATCTTGGAAAAAATGATTTCTGGGAACTAAAAAGAGGTAAAAAAAGCATGTGGATTTTAACACATGATGCAATAGAAAAAATTGCAATAATAGAAAACATTGAACTAACTAAATTTGAAGTATTAAATACTGAAGTGGATTTTGCAAGGTTTTTAATTACAATGCAAAAGGGTGATAAAACTATTGTAAGTGTTGGTGAAGCATCTACAAAAAATTGTACATCAAACTATTATGGATGCATGGCTGAAAAACGTGGAATTGATAGATGCGTTTTAAAATTAATAAATGCTTATGAATATGGCATCTACTCTGATGTTGAAGCTGATTCATTTAAACAAACTAACTAAACTATATACTATGAAAAAAGAACACTTAAGCTATTCAGCATTAACACAATTTAAAAAATCACCAAATCATTTACTTGCATATTGGGAAGGAAAACAAAAAACAACAGATGCAATGTTATTTGGTTCATTAATACATAAAATTATATTACAACCTGAAACATTTGATTTTGAATATGTAATATTTGAAGGCAAAGCAAGAAGGGGCAAAGAATGGGTAGAATTTGCAGAAATAAATAAAAACAAAACCATAATAAAACAAAGTGAATTAGATGCAGCATTAGAAATAACAAATGCAGTTGCTAATGATAAAATATTTATGGACTTAATAAGCAAATGCACTAAAACAGAACAACGTGTAGAATGGATTGAACAAGGAGTTAATTTTAAAGGGTTTGTGGACATGGTTGGTGATGGATGGATAGCAGATATAAAAACTTGTAATGATGCCCTTAAACTCAAAAGAGATATATACTACAATGATTATAAAATGCAAGGTGCAATGTATTTAGAAAGTTTTCCACCAAATACTAAATATTATATTATTGCAGTAGAAAAAAACATTCCATACAATGTAAAAGTATTTAGATTAGCTGAAAATATGTTAGAAGCTGGGTATTTAGATTACATTGATTTAACTGCAAAGTATAATGAATGGGATGGCAATCCACAAGGATATACAGAAGAAATAGAAGAATTATCATTTAAAGAAGATTAACTAATAAAAACAATAAATTATGAATAATACAAAAATAAAAAGAACATTAAGTCATCAAGAAATAGATTTTTTAATTGATGTTTTAAAACAGGATAAAACTAATTTACAATCTATTTTAAATAATAAAGAATTAGATTATGTATTCAAAATGCATAATAAATTAATTTTTAAGTTAACTAATATTTTAAAAGAGGAATTAAAAAAAATAACCAATAAAAACAAATAAAGATGAATGTAAAAGGTAAAATAACAAAAATACTTGATACTAAAACTGGTACAAGTAAAGCTGGTAAACAATGGAAAAAAACATCCTTTGTATTAGAAACAGATGAAGAATACAATAATCTATATTGCTTTGAAATATTTGGAGAAGAAAAAGTAGATAAATTTCTTCAATGGAATGGCAAAGGTGATACAGTTACTGTTGACTTTAATGTAATTACTAATGAATGGAAAGGAAGTTACTATACCGCTTTAAATGCTTGGAAAGTGTTTAGAGATGATAATGCTTCAGTACAAACAGATGAAATGGCTAAAGAAGGGGACTTACCCTTTTAAGTATAGAAAAACTATAAAACTATTAGAAGATGCTGGATTTGAATACAAAACTTATAAAAGATTTGCTAAAACAAGGTTTAACACCAAAAGAAATAGCAAAAAAATATAGTGTTAAATACTATGTTATTTATGATTTAATAAATAAAGATGAAAT